CAGTGTCGCCGCTACCACCCGTGGCATAAATCTCCTGACGCAGAATCTGCTGCTCACCAAGACCCGAAAGCGACGGCCAGTAAAAATCATACCGAGTCGCACGACTAAACGTGCGCGGAATACCCTGAGAATAACTCAGCTCAGATCGCACCGAAACTAAGCCAATAATGAAACCATGCTCAGTAGCCGCATACGTAGCCCTATGCTGCCCAACCGCCGTACCAGCAGCACCAAGAGTACCAACAACACCAGCCTCAGTCGGAGCAGTCTGCGCCACAGGAGTCACATTCAACGGCGAAGTACCGCCACCAATATACTCCGGCCGCTGCTGCCGAGCATCAGGCGAAATGACACCAAAATGGGAACGAACAATTTCAGTATAACGCGTGCCACCACGGGCATCACGCTCAAGCATCTGCTGAACAAGAAACGCCTGACGAAACGAATTAACAGAAGCCTCAGCATACACCTGCGGGTAACCCGCAGCTGTCGCCTTAACCCAATAAGGTACCGTCACACCATCATACGCATTCGCGTAAGACGTATTACCGGGCTGAGACAACGTATCAATAACAGAACCAATAGGCCCAGTACCTACATTAAGATCAGCACTCGCGATACCAATACCACTAACCGCCGACTGAATAGAAGGCGCAGTAAACTTCTGCGGCCACGGCAAAGCCGAAGTGAAATAATCTTGACTCTTACCTCTACGGAGTGGCATACCTCCAACACCGTAATCACTCCAAATAGTCGTAGCGTCGCCCGTATACTCAGGCAGCTTATTAATCAAATTCTCATCACGAAACCATTCGTTATAGATAAGATTATAAGCACGAAACGGCAGCGATTGAACATCAATTCGCGCCGAAGCCTGTCCAGCCACAGGCAAACCAAAATAATCAGCAATACTATATAGCGGCGCTTGATCAATAAACGCCGCACGCGGAAGGGTCAGATTGATCGACTCATTGGTCGTCGACTGCTCACCCATAAACCGCTTCCAATTCGCCCAAACAAGGCGATTGGGAACAAAGAAAAAATGCGTATCAATCCGCTGATTATCCATCAGCGGAAACAACGGCGTAGCCATCCGAACATACGCCGTCACATCATACTTGAGATGATCTCCCGGAAGAACTTCATCAACAAGAAACGGAATCAACAGCCCTGCATCAAATGTCGTCTTACGAGTAAACGACCCAATAAACTTCGATCGCGGTACATCAGGCCTCGCAATCATCGCGGAATCTTGCTGAGACGCAAGTTTCCGAGCCGGAAGATTGTAACCATTCATTAGCCAATTGCCTCATCAAGCTTGGCAGATTCAGCAGCATCCTTCGCCTGCTTCCACTGCGTTCCAGTAAAAATCACCATAGGAGCACCCATAAACGTCCCGTCATCTTCAAGCAAACCAAGACTCAGAAGCTCATAATCATCAGGATGAGTAGCCGGATACGACTTCCCATCACTAAGCACATCATGAAAAAAACGAATAGCAGCAGCGTCGGCCTTAAACAGCCACACCTGCTGCCCAATAGAGTCTGCAACCTTATCGCGAATAGCATACACGTTCATCATCCGTACTTTCTCCCTTGTGATTGTATAGACAACCGCGACTTGGCATTCGCCTCAGCCGCGTCCAACTCATCACGAGAAACATAACGACGATGCTGCCACCGCTCAAACGCTACCGCTTCAACAACTTGTGCATCTGCATGCTTCTTAAAAGACTCATGCAAATACCTCGGCACAGGATACTTCGTCCCATCCATCACTGCAAAACGCGACCACGACTTCCAAAACTTACGTGCCTCTGAACCAATACCCGGATTCCGAGACATTAGCAAAAACGGAGCTTCTCTACCATACAACTCACCAGTCGACCTGTCAAGAGTCTCCTGAAACTGACCATGCCAACCTTCTTTCTTCGCACAATAACCAGCAACATACTTAACCGCAGCCGGCGTCAACGCATGTACTCCAACATGCCCCGCCGACCACGCCTTACGAATCGAAGCCTCAGCACCCTCGACTCCAAACAAAATCGCGTGGTAATGAGGTCTACCACCACGCTCGCCATACTCTCCGCAACCAAAAAATCGAACTTTTTCAGGCGACAAACGCGCTCGTAAACGCTTAATGTAGCCGGAGAGATGATTTCGCCTAATGGACCTATACGCGGGCAAATTTTCATCCGAATACGTGAGTGTAACCCAACACGATTTCGAATGATTCTGCAACTCCAAACCACAACGAATAGCCCACGACCGAGCGCGGTCCATACGGCAACCAAGACAGCCACCACACGGCATATCCACCGCTTCGCGATCATCAGAATCGGGCCGTCTCAGGCTAACTTTACCATCTAACCGCCACATCCGAAACGGATGATGGCACGCCACGCTTACAGCCTCCAACCGCCTCGCAGCGGAGACCGAAGATTAAGCGCCATCGTCTTACCAACCCGACCCCGGAAAGTCCTGGCGGACTTACCCTTCTGCATCCCCATTCTACGCATGGAACCCTCCGTGAAAGTGAAAAGCTGTCAGTAAGCACGTATTTATCAAGTATAGTATACGTGCTTACACTAGCGCGGCGGCTCAACGCCGCCTTGCTGACCCTCTGCAGGCGTTGAACCGCCCACGGGCGGTTCCACCCCTGCCGAGGGTGTTTTAAACGCTCCTGAGCCAAATGCGCGCAAAAAAGCGCCCATATCGGCGTACATCTCCCGAACCTCTGCAGGAGCCTCAGCGTACCACGCCTCAAAAAGCGACCTCGACTGCATGCGTGCAGTCAAATCCTCATCAAAATTATGTTCGCCATACTCAACTGGACGAACAACCAAACCATGACGCTCAACAAGCTTATTAATATCCGCATCGTCCTTAAACTCCTGTCGCGTCATATCCTCGTCTTCACGACACGAAATCACATCCTGACGAGAAATCAAATCATGATTATCAGTCTGATAACGAAACATTCAACGATACCTGTTAATAACGGTGGGCTTACGCAAAATCTGCTCAACAGCACGAGACGCACCAGACGTAACACCACCCAACACACCAGACATCAATTTACCAGCCGTCCCAAATCCTCTGTCAAGCATGCCAAAACGCTGATCATACCTCGCTTGAACATCAGCCGAGGCATTTACAGAACGCTGATACAACACTTCAAGAGCTGCCATTGCAGCCCGCGACGGCTGCAAAGCACCCTCAAACTGCCTACGCTGCTTCTCCGTCTGCTCCTGCTCTAACAAATAACGGGTACGAGCTTCCGCCTCTCCCTTACGAGCCATGACTTCGGCCTTCTGACTCTGCATCAACGTATTCTGCTGCTGCATATTTTTTAACGTTTCACTCTGCAAACGCGCAGCTCTCGCAGAACTAATACCCTGCTCCAACGCATTGCCAATAACAGCCGAAGACCCGCTCGGCGTCGAAGCACCTCGCTCATACGCCAACGCCGGATTCAAACCAGCAGCTTCGTAATCTTTTACAGCCCGCTGGGCAGCAGTACTACTCATCCGCTCTTGAAACGCCTCCTGACGACGAGCCTCTCGAACCTGCTGGCGGTTCGTAAACAAACCGCCAGCAGTCGAAAGGACACCCGAAATCAGAGACCCAATAACGGGATCAACAGGCATTAGAACCGCCCAAGAGTAACAGGCGTACCAAACATCGGTATAGGGCGGACCGCCTCTCGCTGAATCAGAAAATCGCCAAGATACTGCTGACCCGCTGCCGCACCACCGGCAGCAAGAACGCGAGACATCGGAGGCGTATCCTCGATAAACGTCTGCCCAAGAGTCGGAAAACCAACAAAATTCTGTCCCAAATGCCACGGAGCAAGGGTACCCGTCACATACGGACGAAACTTACCCGTGATGTCAGAATACCGTGTCCGATATTCATGCCACCGCTCTTGATAACCGAAAACCTCAGTGTCGCCGCTACCACCCGTGGCATAAATCTCCTGACGCAGAATCTGCTGCTCACCAAGACCCGAAAGCGACGGCCAGTAAAAATCATACCGAGTCGCACGACTAAACGTGCGCGGAATACCCTG